AAGTCTGTGCCAACTAACGGTAACCCTCGTGAGATCCTTAGTCCGTTTAACTTCGGGCAGGTTGATCCAGCGATCTTCCAAAGCACAGGCGACCTAGAGCGCATGGTAGGGGTTGCTACGGGTACAAGCGACCCATCAGCACCACTTAACATTTCACCTAGCAACAGCACGGCATCAGGCATGAGCATGGCCATGTCGTCTGCTATCAAGCGTTCTAAGCGTACACTAGGTAACATTGAAAGAAGCGTTATTAAGCCTTTCCTCTACAAAGCTACATGGCGTTTCATGCAGTACGACGAGGAAAACTTTCCAGTGCGTGATATTAACTTTATCACACACTCGTCACTAGGCATCACGGCTAGGGAGCTAGAGCAGCAGCAGCTAATCCAGTTGCTACAGACTGTACCACCAGAATCCCCAGCCTTTATGGTAATGCTCAAAGCTATTTACGATAACTCTAGCCTTAGCAATAAGGAAGAGCTTGTAACGGTTATTGAGCAGATGATGCAACCTAATCCACAAGCCCAGCAGATGCAACAAATGCAACAGCAGCTTGATATGGAGAAACAGCAAGTTGAGATTGAAGAGCGTAGAAGCCGCACTGCGGAAAACTATGCTGATGTTCTCAAGACGCAGGCTGACATTGAACTTGGTCAGGACAAGCTAGATACAGAGCTTCAGAAAGAAATTCTGGATCTTCTAGCAGCCCGCGCTAATAAGCAAAACGGGAGTGATAATGGCGTTACAGAATCAGGAAACAGAGAAGTTTTACAGCGACCTGTTCAGCCTAACCAGCCAAGCTGAATGGCAAACATTTAGTGACTATTGCGAGGAGTTACTAAAGGGAAAGACAGAGACAGCGTTAGACATTGACACCCTTGAGGACTTACACAGGACTAAAGGACAGGCAGAAATCTTACGCATGGTAGTTTCTTTTAGAAACATCTTAGAGTCACAGTACGAGTACATTCAGATAGAAGAACAGGCAAATGAAGATCTTTGACATTAAGTGCAAGTCGTGTTTTTACACTTGGGAAGATATGGCGAACGATACGTCTGATATTTTTTCATGTAAGAAGTGCGGTCAACTTGCACAACCAGTAATCAGTGCTTGCAACTTTAGTTGTGATGGTACTGATCCGGGTTTCCCCACGGCATTCGACCGCTGGGCAAGAACCCATGAAGCCAGAGCGCGGGCTGGACAATAGCTCTAACGCTTTGATTAAACCCACTCCTACAACCCTTTTCATTGTTATAAGGCAGGAGATTTTAGATGAACGATAGAATAGTGGATCGGCCAACAGAAGCAGAAGCAGGTGAAGGCGAAGAGATTGTAGACCCAATGGTGGATCAAACAGAAGACACCGAAGGTTTAGAAGTATCGGAGCAGCAGCCAACAGAGGAACCTCGTGTTCCTGAGAAGTTTCAGAATAAGTCATTTGATGACGTTGTTGATATGTACCAGAATCTTGAGAAAGAGTATGGGCGCAAAGGCAACGAAGTTGGAGAGCTTAGGAAACTTACAGATGAGCTTCTACAGCTAGAAATCCAACAGAAGAAGAACAACACAGAGCGCGTGGCCTCTAAAGAAGAGGAAGTGTTGTCTGACGATGATTGGTTTTCCTCACCCAGCAAAGCGACTGATAAGTACCTCCAGAACTCTAGCCTCGCACAAGAGGTTAAGCAGTTAAAGGAGCAGCTTTCGAGCAAGGACAGAGAGCAGGCGCACGAGGCTTTCGTGCAGAAACACCCTGACTATCAGGACTTGACTCAGGAGCAAGGGTTTAAGGATTTCGTAGGTGATTCAAAGTATCGGCTGGAGCTTGCCCAAAAGGCAGACCAGTTTGACTATGAAGCAGCCAATGAACTCTTTGACTTGTACAAAGCAGTGCGCGGATCTGGTAGTGCAGAAGCAGTGAGCGATGATGGCGGCAAGGCCAACAAAGAAGCCCGTAAGAAGGCTACACTAGAAGGCACCGGCAATCGCAATAAGGGGACTAAGAAAGTCTACAGACGTGCGGACCTTATCAAAATGAAAATGCAAGACCCCCAAAGATATATGTCTATGCAAGATGAAATCATGCAAGCCTATACTGAGGGGAGAGTTAAATAAATCGTAGGAGATTTTAATCATGGCACTAGGTACTAATCACGTTACCTCAACCGCTGCGGCAACTTTTGTCCCAGAGGTCTGGAGTGACGAAGTAATCGCGGCATTCAAACAGAACCTTGTTCTAGCAAACCTTGTTAAGAACATGAACCATCAGGGCAAGAAAGGTGATGTCATTCACATTCCTGCACCTGTCCGTGGCGATGCCAACCAGAAGACCGCTGAGAATCAGGTCACACTCATCAGCAACACTGAGGGTGAGGTTCAGGTCAACATCGACAAGCACTTTGAGTACAGCCGTCTTATTGAAGACATCGTTGCTACTCAGGCGCTAAACAGCTTACGTCAGTTCTACACTGATGATGCTGGTTATGCTCTGTCAAAGCGGGCTGACACCGATCTCGGTGCTCTTTTCGCTGGTTTCCAAGGCGGCACTGCTTACAGCGGCGCAGTCATTGGTTCAGACGGTAGCACGGCCTATGATGGTTCAGCTAACACCAACACCGGTAACGGCGCTGCCCTTACTGATGCTGGTATTCGCCAGATGATCCAGACGCTAGACGATGCTGACGTTCCGATGTCACAGCGTTACTTGGTAATTCCTCCTGTTGAGAAGAACAACCTTCTCGGCATTGAGCGTTTCACCGAGCAGGCGTTTGTTGGTGAAGTTGGTGCTCAGAACAGCATCCGCAACGGTCGTGTTGGCAACATCTACGGTGTAGAAGTCTACGTTTCAAGCAACACCCCAACGGTGACTGCTGATGACGATAGCACGACTTACCGTGCCGCTGGCATGTTCCACGAGAGCGCAATGGTTCTCGTCACTCAGGTTGCTCCTCGCGTACAGACCCAGTACAAGCAGGAATACCTCGGTGATTTGCTTACTGTAGACATGCTCTACGGTGTGCAAGAGCTGCGTGACGATGCTGCTGTTGTAGCAGTTGTTCCTTCCTAATAGTAGGTAGGTGATAAAAGCTGGGGGAGCAAGTCTCCCCCTAGCTTCTTAACAAGAGGTCTTTATGATTACAGTTGAAGATACGCAAACAGGCAAAACGCTTGAAGTCACAGAAGACCACTGGGAGCAGAACCTCTGGCGTGTAAAGCGTTACAAGAAGTCTGAGCCAAAGAAGTCCACAGGACGCCCAAAGAAGACGTTCACAGACGAAACTGAGGAATAATAATGGCTACCTACCTCTCCGTAGTAAACTCTGTTCTAAGACGCTTGAGAGAGCGCGAGGTTACATCAGTTAACGATAACGCTTATGCGCGTCTTATCGGCACATTCGTAAACGATGCAAAAAGAGAGGTAGAGGATGCTTGGAACTGGACACACTTGAAAACTTCAATTCAGGTAACTACCGTCCCCGGATCACTTAGATATGAGCTTAATGGTAGTGGTCAGCGGTTTCGTTTAATTTACGATTACGCTGGGCGGCCATCTGTTTTTAATGACACAGAGGACACATTTTTACAAAAATCACCTAGCTCACGATGGATGAGTAGCCAGTTAAACCATGATGACGTTACAGAAAACCAACCACAATGGTTTGAGTTTAATGGTTTTACTAGCGATGGCGATGTAGTTGTAGATTTTTATCCTATCCCAGACAAAGCATACTCAATTAACTTTGATGTAGTTATCCCACAGGATGATTTTAGCACTGACGGCTCTGATGACTCAACAATTATTGCTTGTCCTGTCCAGCCTATTACATTTGGCGCATGGTCAAGAGCTATCTATGAGCGCGGTGAGGACGAAGGCTACCTATCAGACCTAGCTTTCCGTGACTACACAAACGCGCTTGCTGATGCTATCTCATGGGATAACACCAACACTTCTGACGAAGCTAACTTCTTTGTAGTGTAGAATGGCTAAATTATTAACACCATTTTCAGTTGTAGGGCCGGGATCGCTCGGTCTTAACACAAAACTA